GCTCTATCATACCTAGTGTAGGAAGGGTTTACAGTTTTCCTTCTGTTCGCCTTAATTGGGTGGCGTAACCCGCACTCTCAAACGGAGAGCGCACACGCTTAATTTCTTTTAAATGGTGTATTTTAACCTAAACAAACAACCGGCCAGCCAATCAGTTAACGACAAGTGCCGTTGACGTTGGAACGCCAAGGCGCGCACCGACAGCAGAGACCAACGCCTGCCCAGCTTTCTTCAACACGTAACTGCCGGCGGCTTTCGCACCCTCAACGAAAATGGATTTCATATCGGAGGACACGGAGTCTGCAGCGGCAGCAACAGCTGGATTGAGCTTGGGCGACGGGGTCATAAGCAAAGCCGTAGACGTGGTGTCATCAAACTGCAACTCCCAATTAAGAATAACTTCGTAATCAAGGCAGGCTGTCGAATTAGGACAGCCATCAACAGTGATGCAACAGAATTCAAAACCAGGAAGAACCTGAGTAAGAATTCCGGCACCAGAGGGCGAGAGAACAGCTGTAGGATCAACAAATTGTTTAGATTTGATGGGATCTGTGCGTTGTAAGATGACACAAACCTCTTTGCAATCGACAAGGGCAACATCAAAGGCGTGCGTGCAACGAAAAGCACCGATATCTAAGGAATTCAAAGAACCAGTGTTTTGCATTGAGAACGTTCGGATATGGACAGCACCGGCCGCGGTCATGTAGGGAGCTACAGACCGGATAATGATACCGGCGGTGACTAATCGAACGGAAACGACGTTTGTGAAAGCAGGGCTTCCGACCATGTTTGCCCAAGTGCCCACGTTGGCAGCTATGGAGACTGCCTCAACGGTGGGGGTATAATTCCAGATAGGAATCAAGGTCACACCGGCGGCGTTAGTGGTTGCAAGGCTGGTTAAGGTTCGACGATAATGATTCGTGTAATTTAATGACATGATATTAGCGGAGTCTTGGTACTTTGCAGTACGAGCAGCCATGCAGAAAGGGTCGTTAAGACCACACACTTGCTCCATAGTGCCAATGGACATGGGAGAGGCTGTCTTCGGTAAGGAAGTTAGCTCTCTACCCATCATTGTCTTGGACTTGGATCGCTTGGATTTGGTTTTGGGCTTATTTTGTGGGCCAAAATAAGGTTTATTTTGGGGACCAAAGTACGGGGCGTTAACCGGGCCATACACTGGTTGTTTGTTTTGTTTACTTTTACGACGACGAGGCATACTTTAAGGAGTTTTGGGCGTCCACCCACTCACGCCCGTTGAACTCGGTGGTAAATTTCAACAAGGCGCGGCAACTCTGGTAAGTTGCGCATCTCATGTCGAAATTGTTCCAAGAACGAGACCTCATAGGGGTTCATCAGCAAATTGCAAAATGACTTGAGTGGATTCAATGGAACAGCTACACCATCGCAAAAGCGATGGGAGCAAAACTCAAAGTGCTTGCCATCAGGCTCTGAAACGTCGGTTAGACGGAACCCTAAGGCTTTATAATCGTCGACTATGGAGCTACGAGGAGAGTTATCGTTACAGTCGTCACCCATAGTTGCCACTTTCGTAGCACCAGTGAGATAGGCGACCATAGCACGACCTCGCGAATTCCAAAACGCAGTGATGGGAAAACCACTTTTCATGATTCCACACACATCAACAACAAACATGTGGCCATTTGAGGTGGCGAACACACTGTTGGATAACACATGCATTGAGTTTTCGCAAAGTCGGCGGTAGAAATGGTTATCCCTCGACTCAGTAAGGTCAAAATGCACATCCAAATTGGCGTCCATTAACCACTTGAGGAAGGACCAATCCCACCCGCTAACGTCACTGCTGCGGACCTCATCGATCCACGGCTCAACATAATCGTAAACAGCTTGCTGCTGTGCATCAGAGGACAACCCCATACCCGACTTGGATGGGATCGTTCGCCACTCCAATACATCACAATCCATAGCATTCCTGTACAGCAAACTGAAAATCAGTTCGTCAATGATGGAACAGGAAGAGATAAGACGGTAACGACCCGTCTTAATTTTCTCAATGGGATGTGGCTCATTCTTAACGAAGAGCCGTACTGGGTCAGCGAAACCCCTCTCCACCAACTGCTGAGCAGTAAAATGGTCAAAGGTATACTCGGAGTAACTAGCCATGCGATCAAGCACGACATCAATGATGAGCTCTGAATGTTTATCCAGTAGTTCACCCTTAGTCTGTGCCAGCTCTGCGAACGGCAAACCTGGGGAGGGGTCTCTCTTAACATAGAGCATGTGCCTCTTGATTTCTTCGGAAGTTGGCAACCTTCCTTCTACTGCAAATGTCGGCAGCTTCGACCGTGGGAAATTATTATACATTAACTTTTTAGCTTTCTTTAAATTTTCTTCATCAACACACACATCCTCAACATTCACACAACGACTGGCCTGGAACAGAAGTGAATCTAATTCGGGGCCACCTCCACGGGGGGGGTAGGCGAGCCCACGGAGACCGGGGACTTCTTCTTCCGCCCTCTCGAGCGCGATGGTTTTGTCTTTTGGGGGGATGGAGCACTTCCCGATGGCGTAACATCTACCGACGTGTTTGACACGATCGGAGACGGAGCGGGGCTCGCCGAAACGGGGGGGCTCAAAATAATTGAGGGTTTTGCTCTCCTTAGGGCTACCCTCAGTGGCCCCGCACGAAAATCCCGATTGCTTTCGTTGACTCCACGCACTTTCGTGGCAGAGGCAAGATTAACCTGGGCACTACGACGTTTAGAGACGAGTCCCTGGAGAGTGCTCTCAAACAGTTCATCGTCATCCTCATCGTCAGAGGCATCGATATCATTCCAACTTTTGTGTTTAAACTTGGGGTTTAGAAATTGATCGACTTGGTTTGGGGTCATGGGGGCATAAGAGTTGCCGACTACCTTGTACTCGGTGAAGAAACCTTTACGGTACACTTCAACCGCGCCAACTGCCAGGTCGTCCTCGTAAGAACCAGTCCTGTTGAATCGGCGTTCAGTCTCAAGCTCATCGTTAACACGTGGATCAAGATCCTCGTATTGGCGTAGCAAAAATGCGGTGTTTTTAGGAGGTTCAGTCTCATCCCGATGCTCAACAAGCAAATCAGTGCCAAAGGCACGATTCGCGTTTCGCTCCGGGAAGGAACCAACATGCATAGCAAAAACCTCCCTTCGGTCATTTTGAAGGGCCGAGCCGGAAAATCCGGGGAAAGTAGTTGCTGTATGTTTATACTCCAAGAATGCTTTACCAGTAGGGGTAGCCAAACCACGACTAACCACGGGGAAACCCAAAGGGTCTCGACCAGTGATGGAAAAGGGGTTCGAAGACTTACCAAGGGCGAACCTGAGTGACTTAACACCTAAGTTCGCGAAAATACTGGGACGTACCTCATAACCAACCTGGTCAGTTTGTTTGCAGAAAACATGGGGCTCAACATCGAAATCGAACGGAGCCTTGAGGGAGTCGACTACCATAAAAATGGGACAAGCCAACTCACGAGCGTGTTTACGCACATGACAGTTAGTATAGAGGATATTCTCCACACGAAAGCCCGAACCGATGAACACGTTATCATCGGTCATGAAATCTACATGGCCGGGAAGAGTACCCGGCTTGGGCACATTGCCGCAAACTGCGGCCTCTTTTTCTTGACGAGTGTCCTCACTCATCAGCGCCTGCGCGATCTGAGCGCTCAACGCCCCCATTTGTTTTTGGGAAAGGCGGAGCTTAAACTTTTGACCGGCAACGCGAAGTCGTGTAAAGGGACCCTTCTCATCATACTCAACCTTCTGGCAAGAGAGCTCACGCTCATCATCGCTTTCGACCTCATCAATAATATAGTACTTAACGTACAAATACTCATAGAGTTCAGGAAGGGAGAGATACAAAAATAAGAAAAGTGACCAATATGCAACGTAAAGAGCCATAAACTCATAAAATCTAGGCTCAACCTCACGCTCAATGAATCTCATGCGCCCACTGGCGCGATCATACTCATCGCAGTACTCTGGAAGTAAACTTTCACTCATCATTTGCTTGTTAAAAGCGTCCAACGCGAATCGGCAGCCTTGTTGCGTACTTTGTCTAACGGGCAACAAGGTGTACCATTCTCCCCAAACAACGCCGAACCAATGAAAGATCGGCGACAAGAATAGGAAAAAGGATACAACTTTAACAGCAAACTTCAAAGCACGGTAAGAGCAAGATTTAATTTTATCCATCTAAACTTTA